AAAGGAGGATTACGATATAACATTACAGCATATCCAAAAATATGGAGGTTGCTTGCGTGTTAATTATGCTAATTATTCAGTTAAACAATCAGAGCAGCCAGGCGGCTGTGCAACATATCGCAATTTAGAATATGAAAAAAGTCAATTATTTGACTTACAAAAGAAATGGGGAAAGGATATAATATGCAGAGACAAGTCAAGCAAGAAAAGTTTTGATTTCAACCCTATAATTAAAGTACCAATAAAAGGCATGTAAAATGGCAAACGAAGATAATTTAATACCCTTTCAAAAAGGACAGAGCGGAAACCCAAAAGGCAGACCAGTAGGCAGTAAAAACAGAAGCACTATTGCTAAGAAATGGCTGGAGATCCAACAGAAGCTAAAGAACCCTTTAACCAATGAAGTTGAAAAGATGAGCCAAGAGGACTTAATGACATTGGCATTAATCAAAAAGGCAAGAGAGGGAGATACGCAAGCATACCAAAAATTGCTTGATTCAGCATACGGACAACCTCTTCAACAGATAGAGCAAACAAATATAGAGCAACCACTATTCCCAGATGTTAAAGAGGACAACGGCGATAAATAAAATACTGGCTCTAAAGAAGAGAATTAAAATTATTCAAGGCGGTACATCGGCTGGAAAGACATTTGGAATTCTGCCTATATTGATCAACAAGGCTTGTTTGGTTTCTGGTCTTGAAATCTCAGTCGTAGCAGAGAGCCATCCGCATTTAAGAAGAGGAGCACTCAAAGATTTCTTAAAAATTATGCGATCTACAAATAGATATGTAGACGATAGGTACAATAAAAGTCGATCTCAATACACGTTCGCTAATGGCAGCTTTATCGAATTCTTTAGTGCTGATGATTCAAGCAAATTGAGAGGAGCGAGGAGGGACATACTCTATATCAACGAGTGCAATAATATTACCTTTGATTCTTATAACGAGCTGTCAATAAGAACGAAGAAAGAGGTATACCTTGACTATAACCCAAGCAATGAGTTCTGGGTACATACCGAATTAAAGAATGATGCAGATGCTGATTTCATAATTTTGACTTACAAGGATAATGAGGGACTTGATGAGGGTATTGTCCAGCAGATTGAAAAGAATCGCTTAAAAGGAAAAACAAGTAGCTATTGGGCGAACTGGTGGCGTGTTTATGGCGAGGGACAGATAGGTCAATTACAAGGAGCGGTTTTTACCAACTATAAAATCATTGATAAAATACCGAGTGAAGCAAGATTGATTGGCATTGGTCTGGATTTCGGTTATAGTGCTGACCCTACGGCAATAATAGAGATATACAAATACAATGATCAAAGGATATTAAATGAATTGGCATACCAAACTAAAATGGTCAACAGTGATATTGCTAAAATACTACCTACTGGCATTCCTATATTTGCAGATAGTGCTGAGCCGAAAAGTATTGAGGAGATAAGAAGAGAAAAAAATGGGGTATTAATCAAAGGAGCGGCAAAAGGAAAGGACAGCTTGAGTTATGGCATTGACGTTATGCAGAGGCAAGATTATCTGGTAACAAAAGACAGTACTAATTTAATTAAAGAGCTTAGATCGTATTGCTGGGACTCAGATAAAAGCGGAAAAAAACTCAATAAACCTATAGGAGAGTACAATCATGCTTTGGATGCCGTCCGGTATCATGAGATTGAAACGCTGGGCTTAAATAAAAGCTACGGCAAATATTCTATAATATAGGTTACAACATAATTAAAAAATAAAGGTTATATAAAAGAGATGAATATAGACTTATTACTTCCTACTTCGCTTAGCGAAATTCCATTAAGCAGATACCAAGAGTTTATTCAGATGAAAGAAGCATCGAACGATGACGAATTTATTGCTCAGAAAATGATACAGATATTTTGCGGCATTGAATTATCTGAAACCAGAAAGATTCAAATGAAGGACTTAAATAAATTGATTCTGCATTTCGGAAATGTATTTAAGGAAAAGCCAAAGCTAATTAGACAGTTTAAAATTAAGAACATCGAATTCGGATTTATGCCCAAACTGGACGAGATTACTTTTGGGGAATATGTAGACCTTGAAAACCATCTGCAGAATTGGAAAACATATCACAAGGCAATGGCAGTCATGTATCGACCAATCAAAGAAAAGAAAGGGTACAATTATTCGATTAGAGATTATGAACCAAATGAGGACATGCAAGATTTAATGAAGTTTGCACCCTTAGATGTAGCAATAAGCAGTTCACTTTTTTTTTTGAGTTTAGGAAACGAATTACTAAATCTTACAATCAGCTATTTACAGAAAGAGATGAAGACGATGATCAGTTCCAGCAATATAGCGAACGCTACAATTTTGGAAAACAATGGGGCTGGTACCATAGCTTCTATGCACTTGCTAAAGGAGATATTACCAAGTTTGACGAAATTAGCAGATACAGACTTACTAAATGTCTCACCTATCTCACATTCGAAAAACAAAAAAACCAAATCGAAGCAAACGAACTAAAACAACAAATGAGACGATGAATTATTTTGACATAGTAGATAAACTAAAAACACATTTTGAGGCTGATCCAATAGTCAATACCGTAACGCAAGGCGACATCTTTGACGTTGATCTAAACAAGCAAACTATTTTTCCTCTGGTGCATCTCATTGTAAATAACGTAACATTTGAGGAAAATGTGATACGATTTAGTCTTTCAATCTTAGCAATGGACATTACGGATATATCAAAAAAGGAAAGTGCTAATAAATTTGATGGTAACGATAACGAACTATGGGTACTTAATACACAGTTATCAGTACTTAACAGGTGTTATGAGTTGTTACGAAGAGGTACGTTGTACACAGACAAATTTCAAATAGATGGCAACCCCAGTTGTGAGCCATTTACAGAGAGGTTTGAAAATAAACTTGCTGGATTCACGATGAGTTGCGACATATTAATTGGTAATGACATGACTATCTGCTAATGGCTGAAATGGAGAGCATACAAGATGTATTAAATGACTTTAAAAATAATGTCATTAATGAGGCTAAAAAGAATTTAGGCAAAAAAAACACGTCTGGTGCTTTACAGAATAGCATACGAGCAAAAGTTAAGGAATCCAAAAACAGCATTGAGATCAACTTTGAGATGGCGAATTATGGTATATTCCAAGACAGAGGGGTCAAGGGAGTTGAAAGCGGAAAAAGTCTAAGCGGTTACAGATATACTAGAAGAGGAGGACAAGGAAGTTTAAAGGGTATGCCACCACCCTCAGCGTTCGACAAGTGGGTTGTACAAAAAGGAGGATTCAGCTCTCAAATAAGAGATAAAAAAGGAAGGTTTATAAAAAGAAAGACTTTGACATTTTTAATAGCAAGAAGCGTATTCAAGGATGGAATTAAACCAAGTATGTTTTTCACTAAGCCGTTTGAAAAGCATTTCAAAAGATTACCACCAGAACTGCTCGAAAAATTCGGACTTGATCTGGCGAATCTATATAGTCAAATAACAGATAACAGTTTTAAAGAATTTAACAAATGAATTTAGCACGATCACCATATATTGTAGAAATTTCAGAGAGTGGACAAACAGGTTCTAAAATAGAATTGTTCTTGTGGAATACAGGAAGCCAACCAGCAAATCCACAATACACACTTGAAAAACTTATACCAGCATCTAACAACGTAAAAACGTACTACAATGTTTCGCCTTATGTTCGTGAGTATTTTACAATGGGTGGTTATGACTACGATACGGCAAACTTTTTTGACACGGCAACGAGCACAAATTACCTTGTGAACTATGCAATAAAAAGATACAAAAACGTAAGCGGTACTTACACACTTTTAGGAACTGATACAGGGCAATTTGTAAACGGCTATTCTGAATATATGGAAGGGCAAAACACGGTCAAGCAAGACGTTCTTTTAGATGAAGGCACATACTTATACCATTACGATAGTTCGTTCAGTACAACGCAAAGAAACGCACTTGCTGGAAGCTTCGATGCAGATTTAGCAGTAGGCGAAAAAATAAGATACACGAATTTAAGCACAGGTGCAACGCAAGAATATACAATAAGTGCTGCTGGCGTGAAAGTATTTGGTCGTGTTTATACAGGTAACTTGGCACACGGTAATAAAGTAGAAATGATTAACACAAGTGCAGCGGTGGTTTGGACTGCTACATTCAAGCCAGTATGCGAACCAAAGTATAGCCCTATTGTAGTGGACTTTGTAAACAAGTATGGTAGTTGGTCACGAATGTTTTGGTTTAAAGTAAACAAACGAACAACAACCGTAAAGAGCAACGAATACAAATTCAATCCTCAGACGTTGCCATATAGTGCTACACAAGGCGGTGGACAAATAAAGCAATTTAACAAAACAGGAAACGAAAGCATTAAGCTAAATAGTGGCTTTGTGAATGACGGCTATGCAGAATACATACAACAATTGATGTTGAGTGAGCACGTTACGGTTTTAGACTTTGACACAAACACGAACGCTTTTCCAGCTAAAGTAAAAACACAATCACTT